GGCGAGATGTGGGGCAACTCCCAGGTAGGCAAGATGTTGGACAACTCCCAGGTAGGCGAGATGTGGGGCAGCTCCCAGGTAGGCGAGATGTTGGGCAACTCCACAGCAAGAAACTTTAAGAACTATCCCAAGATTCAGATTATGGTTCCCGACACTGGAAAGTTTGAGATGGTAGCTTTTAAGAAGGAGGAATTATGAGCAGGAAACACAAAACCCTCAAAGCTGGAGCTGCCGCCGGGTTAAGCCCACATCATTGGCAGAACGGCGGTAAAAGAAAAAGGCCCACAGGTGCGCCAACACCTGCAGGTCGTGTAACTATAAATCAAAATTATAACCCGTATTATACGGCATAATCAGGAGGATTGCAATACATGAAGTGTACAAAAATTAAGATCACGAATCTTTTCGGTATTAAAGGATATGAAATGGGCGGCGAAAGCATTGAACTTTCAGGGAAGAATGGGGCCGGTAAAACCTCAGTTATAGATGCGATACGCTATGGTCTTACCAATAAATCAGATAGAGATTACATAGTCAGGAATGGCGAAAACGAAGGTGAAATCATCATTGAGACTGACAACGGAATCAGGATTGACCGGAAGTCAAGGACAAGCCAGGCAGATTATAAGAGCGTGAAGAAGGACGGGCGAGAGGTAGGTAGCCCGGAATCATTCTTGCGTGATATCTTCACTACGCTGCAGCTGTCCCCGGTGGAGTTTATGGAAATGGATAAGAAACAGCAGAACGCTATTATCCTTGACATGATCGAGTATGATTGGGACCTTAACAAAATCAAAGAGTGGTTTGGAGAGCTGCCCGATTGGGTTTCTTATGACCAGAACATTTTACAGGTACTTAATGATATCCAGGCAGAGAACGGGTATTACTTCATGCGCCGGCAGGACCTTAACCGGGACATGAGAAACAAGAGAGCCTTTATTGAGGATATCGCTTCCGCAATTCCAACCGGCTATGATGCTCACAAGTGGGAAAATGAGAATGTAGGAGAACTCTACCGGGAAATTGAGCGTATCCGGAAGGAAAACGAAACCATTGAAAAAGCAAAGCGGCTCCTTGATAACCGGTCTAATAAAGTCCGCAAGTTTGAAGCTGATAGGGAAATCGAAATCTCTGCTATTGACCGGGAGTTTACAGGGAAAGAAACCAGATTGAAAGAGCAAATAGCGTCCTTGGAAGAGCAGGTACGGTCATGCAAGAAGGAGCTGGAAGGTCTTGGGGAAAAGAAACAGGACAAGATCCAGGTTGCAGAGCAGACATACAAGGCCAATATCGCTAAATATGACGCTGAGTTGACAGAGTATGAAGAATATGCCGCCAAAGATGTTAAGGACGTTTCCGGGCTGTCTGAGCAGGCAAAAACGGTGGAGGAAATGAAGGGACACCTGAACGAATACCGGAGAATGGAAAACCTGCAGGCGGAAGTTGAAAAGCTGGCAGAGGAATCCCGGTTACTTACTGAGAAGATCGAAAAGGCCAGAATGCTCCCAGGTGAAATTTTACAGGAGGCTTCCATTCCGATTAAGGGGCTTACTGTTCAGAATGGTATACCGCTTATTCATGGGCTGCCTATCAGCAACCTTTCAGATGGCGAAAAGCTTGATCTGTGTATTGATGTTGCAATTCAGAAACCGAACGGCTTACAGATCATTCTTATTGATGGGTGTGAGAAGCTCTCTACTGATTTGAGAAACGAACTGTACCGGAAGTGCAAAGATAAGGGCCTGCAGTTTATCGCAACCAGAACTACTGACGATCCTGATTTGACCGTTGTGGAATTATAGGAGGCATGGCATGGCAGATATTATAGATCAAAACTTAACGCAGGTATCTAAAAACACTCAAACTGAAATGATGGTGAACCGTCAGGCCCAGGAAGTTCAGGCTGCAATCGTAATTGCAAAACGGTTTCCACGTGATGAATATGAAGCTATTAACCGTATAAAACGGGCGTGTAAGCGCCCAAAACTAGCGGAGCAGTCGCTTTACTCATATTCCAGGGGGAATCAGAGTGTTACCGGACCATCTATCAGATTAGCGGAAGCAATAGCGCAATCATGGGGAAATATTGATTACGGAATTCTCGAACTGGAACAGAAAGACGGACGATCTGAAATGATGGCTTATGCTTGGGACCTTGAGACTAACACACGGGTAACTAAGATTTTCGGTGTAGAGCACAAGAGGGATACAAAAAAAGGAAGCTACGCATTGACTGATAGCCGTGACGTTTATGAACTAACCGCAAACTTTGGAGCAAGAAGGGTCCGTGCTTGTATCCTGGGAGTTATTCCGGGTGATGTGGTTGATTTAGCAGTAGATGAGTGCCGGGATACACAAAAAGCAGAATTTGAGAAGATTCCAAGTCTTGATAAGATCGAAAAGATTGAAAAGCTATTTAAAAAAGATTTTAATGTGACTCGAGAACAGATTGAAAAGTACATAGGGCAGAATATGGCGCAGCTTTCAAACGACAATGTAGTCGATTTATGGGGCGTATATAATGCCATAAAGAACGGTCAAGCGAAGATTGAGGATTACTTCACGGTTGTTAAAGAAGAGCCTACCGATCCATTTAAAAAGGAGGGACCAAAAGAATGATTTTAACGGCGGAAAATTACTACAGCCAGGAATCCAATAAGCATTATCTATCTGTAAGCCAGTATAAAGATTTCTGCGGGACTTATGGCAAGGCCGGGTGTGAGGAATATGCTCTTGCAAAGATAGATGGAACGTGGGTAGAAGATATGGAAGAATCGGATGCCCTTATAGTTGGAAGCTATGTTGATGCACACTTTGAAGGTACTCTTAGTCTTTTTAAAGCTCAGCACCCGTGTATGTTTAAGAAAGACGGAGCTTTACAAGCAAAGTACATTAAAGCAAATGAAATGATAACCAGATGCGAACGTGATGAAAAATTTATGCAGATGATGAGCGGAGAGAAACAGGTAATTATGACTGCGAATATGTTCGGTGCAGAGTGGAAAATAAAGATTGATAGTTACCATAAAGGAATATGTATTGTTGATTTAAAAACTTGCCAAAGCATAACCAAACAGTTTTATCATGCAGACATAGGCCACATTAATTTCCTAGCAGAATGGGGGTACTACATTCAGGGCGCAGTATATCAAGAGGTTGTAAGGGCCAAAACAGGGCTTAAGTTACCATTTTATATCGCCGCTGTATCAAAAGAAAAAGTTGCTGATATAGAAATCATACAGTGCGAACAAAGCCTGTTAGATGAAGCCTTAATCGAAGTAGAGAGAAACACTCCATACATATTGCAGCTTAAAAAAGGAGAAGTGGAACCTATGCGTTGCGGTGGGTGTGATTATTGCAAGTTCACAAAGGTTCTAACAGGCCCGATATGGTCCAGTGAATTGCTGGGTGAGGTATAGTATGGATTCTATCATCACAGATATTAAGGATTACTGTTACTTTTGCGGACGCACAGAAGATTGCGATCATCATTTTGTTTTCGGATCCGGTAAACGGCCACTTGCGGAAGAAGATGGATTGAAGGCCCCTATCTGTGATAGCTGCCACACTATGGGTAAAGTCGATGATCGAATTCATGATAATACTATGGCAGAGAAATTGTCTAAGATGTTTGGCCAGGCGATGTGGGAGAGACAAAAAGTATCCGAAGGATATTCTCTTGAAGATTCCAGAATCGCATTCATGAGAAGATACGGAAAGAGTTATATATAGCCTTGTAGTCCCTACTAATCTCAGGGAATTACATATATGTCACAAAAATATGCTATTGGAAACCTCTGCCGTTGCTACTTTCAGGGCGGCGGCGGAGAGGAAAGGAGCCTATGGAATACAGTTTATTGATTAAAGGTAGGCTTGACGGCCTGAACGATTATACGGCAGCAAGTCGAACGAATCCATATAAAGGCAACAAGATGAAAGCAGATAACGAACAGATCGTTATTTATGCTATTAGACAGCAGTTAAGACGGTTACATATAGAAAGTCCAGTGGTTCTTAAATTTGCTTGGTATGAGCCAAATAGAAAGCGAGATCATGACAATGTATCAAGCTTTGGCAGAAAGGTAATTCAGGACGCTCTTGTCAAGTGTAAGGTGCTGCAGGACGATGGTTGGAGGTATGTAGTAGGATTCACAGATGATTTTTACTGTGATAGGGAAAACCCACGGATTGAGGTTTTGATCGTAGAACAGGAGTGATGATGTGGGCGATGTTAAATGGATACGGTTAAGCGTTGATATATTTAATAACCGAAAGATCAAGCACCTGCGGAGTCAGAAGGACGGAGATAAAAAAGCTTTGATTTGGGTTGAACTTCTTACGGTTGCAGGACGGTGCAATTCCGGTGGGATGATTTTCCTTACATGGAATATCCCATATACCACTAAAATGTTGGCTGACGAACTGGGATATAAAGAAAACACCATGATATCCGCCATAAAATCCTTTAAAGAACTTGGAATGGTGGAAGAATTTAATGGAGCCCTATCAATCACGAATTGGGAGGAATACCAGAACATTGACGGGCTGGAAAAGATCAGAGAGCAGACCAGAAACAGAGTGGCTAAACACCGACAGAAACAGAACGCTTCACCATGTAACGTTACGGTAACACCAGAAGTAACGCAAAGTAACGCAATAGAATTAGATATAGAATTAGATAAAGAAAAAGATAAAGAAGAGAGCAAAGAAAATGATGTTGCAAATCCCGTTCCGGTATCAGCAACTTTTCCTCCTGATGGATTTGAAATGCTGTGTGTTGATAAGTTGATTCAGTCAGTTGTTTCCCAGTTCAATGGAGCCAAGGTGCCAGCAACAACGGCAGCTAAGGTAAAATGGTGCGAGCATATCGAAAAAATGAAACGGCTTGACCATAGGACGGAAGCAGAGATACAGGAGGCTCTAAACTTTGCTATAACAGATCAATTCTGGAAAACTAATATCCGCAGCACCAAGACACTGAGGGAGAAATTTGAAACGCTGATCATGCAGGCAAGAAAGCCCAAGAGTAACGAACCGACAAAGAGCAAGCCTAATCAATTTCAGTCATTTCCGCAACGTGAGATAGATTATGACGCTCTTGTGTTGCAACAGCTGCAAGGAGGATAAATGGACGAAGAAAGAGCCCGTAAGCTGGCACGGCATCGAGTGGGTGAAGATCATCACATGGGAATCCCGATGACTGATGAAGAAATAAAGCTGCGCCGTGAGTATATGCGTAATATGATCCGCCGGGTTTCAGCTTGGCAGGACGTTAAGGACAAACAGCTTGACAACATGAGGATTTATAAGCGTGGAAATGATTGGTACATAGAGGATCAGGACTTTTACGAATACGACTTTTGAAAGGAGAAAGGACTTGATAGAAGTGAATGTAACAGCTCAGGCAATCGAAGCAATGAAGGAATCACTGAAAATCGGTGAAAAAGTAACATATAGCACGCCGATCTATGATTTCTTAGAGACAACAACTAAGACAAGCAAGCAGCTACATAAGGCCAGGATCGTGAAGAAGCTACAGCATGTCGCAGTTATTGAATATACAGCCAAGCGGGGACGCAAAACAGTTAAAGCGCAAGCTACTATGACATACCGGGAGATATTCTTCCAACGTAGGGGATTGATTTATTGAGCCATTTAAACGGCATATAGGCTTAGATGATAGAAGTGTCACAGATGGCAATACGAGCGAAAATTGAGCCATCAGCGTGCGCCAGGGAGCGCAAGAAAGGAATGTGAACATGAATAATTTGGAAAAGAATCTTCATGATGAATTAGATAAGCAACTTGACAGCGGAATCGTGGAAAAGGTTCTGCGGGAAAAGTTTGAAAAATGCGTAGGCGATGTGGTGGAGGATACGTTCCGATGGGGGAATGTAAAAAAGAAAATCGAGGAAAAGATCGAATCCGCAATGGTGAAATATATCGAGCGTAACGATTTCAGCGAATATGTGGTGAAACTGGACTCTGTGCTGACGGAAGTAGTTAAAAATGCAAGCGTTGATAATGCAAAACTTCTTAAAAACTTTGAACACCTTATGACACCTCCTGAGGTTGAAACCATTAAAGCCAGTGAACTTTTTAAAAAATGGCGTGAGTATGTGGCTAAAAAAGTTGATACGGACGGCTTAGAAGTTAATTATGACGATGGAGTAAGCTACGAACCAGTAGAAGTGTCCATGGAGGTTGAGTTTTGTGAAGAAAGAGACTGGAGCGAATTCAAGTATGCCCTATTGCGCTTTGAATGTGAACATGACGAAAATCTAAATTTTGAAATTAGTCTTAATAAATGGGGTAAAAAAGAACTTTGGGATATGGGCTTCCGTAAAGAATCAGACATAAGCTCGTTGCGGTATCTGGACGAATTCTCAATCTATCTTATGAGACTTAACCAGGCTTTTGTAAAAATAGAACTTGATACATCGTGCGATAGTGACGAAGTGATACCGGAAAAAGAGCCGGAGCCAACATTTCAATAAGGGAGGCGGAGCATGGTAAGCAGCGCTATTTACGAAAAAGTCACATACAAACAAGTTGACGATATGAAACATGCTATCGGGTTTGAAAATAGAAAAGTGACCGGGACCAAACATCGGAAGTATGAACCATATAGAAATTACTTCTACACAGGTTCGGAAGATGCAAGTGGTTGGAAACAGCTTGTGTCAATCGGATTTGCTGAAGAAGGTCAGGAAAATTACTTTCGTGTAACAGATGATGGTAGAGAGTTTTTAAGAAGGGTAACCGGAGTTGAAATATTACCGGAGAGTGATTGACCATGAAGGAACGCCACAAGCAAATAAAAGACTTCATCGTTCAGTACATAAAATCCCATGGCTATCCTCCATCATATTAGGAGATAGGCGAGGGAGTGGGAATGAAAAGCAGAGCAACAGTTTACACAAATATCCAGCAGATGAATGATTTAGGAATCATAAAGGCAATTCCAGGGCAGCCAAGATGTATAAGCGTTCCGGGGTATGAATTTGTGGAGGTAGATAAGGATGCAGATAAATGAGTTAGTAAAAGAAGTAGGCCAGAACGCCAGGGACCACGGCTGGTATGACGGAGAAGAAAGGACATTCGGTGAATTGATAGCTTTGTGTCATAGTGAGCTGTCAGAGGCTTTGCAGGAATACCGGGACGGTAGAAAACCAACGGATACATATTACTTATGCGAAGGAAAACCGGAAGGGATTCCAAGTGAATTAGCGGATACAGTTATCAGGATAATGGATATGTGCGATCATTACGGGATTGATCTGGAAGCAGCCATCATGGAAAAGCATGAGTTCAACAAGACCAGGCCATATAAGCATGGCGGCAAGGTTATTTAAACCCGTATTTACATGATTAAAAAATAAAGAAAGGGGACCGGTGCGGCGCGCGCAAAGGGATCCCGGCACCTTTCTGAAAAATGGGATTTGAAGTATTTGATAATTATGAATGTGATGGTCAGATGAATATTACCGATTGTACAGGAAACAGGCAGCTCACGCATTTATCCCTATTTTCGGGTATCGGTGGTCTTGATCTGGCAGCAGAATGGGCCGGCTTTAAAAGCGTGGGGCAGTGTGAATGGGCCGATTATCCGACAAAGGTATTGGAAAAGCACTGGCCTGATGTACCACGGTGGAGAGATATCAGGACATTAACAGGAGAGAGTTTCTATGAACGGACAAATAGAAGGACAGTTGACGTTATTTCAGGGGGATTCCCCTGCCAGCCTTTTTCCGTTGCTGGGAAGCGAGAGGGAAAAGACGATGATCGTTATTTGTGGCCCGAAATGCTCAGAGTTATCAGAGAACTACGGCCCTCATGGGTTGTCGGTGAAAATGTATCTGGACTTATTCGAATCGCACTTGAAGAAATACTTTCCAGCCTTAAAGAAGAGGGATACGAAGCAAGGGCCTACAGTAGTGAAGCTAGGAATGTCGGAGGATTGTTCAGAGGTGAAAGGATCGCTATTGTGGCCTCGTCCAACGACAGGAGCACCGCTTTGTGGGGGGACCGGGAATTTCAAACAGATGGAGAAGTTGAAACAGGCCGGGATCATAACAGAGGAAGAACGGAAAAATCTTGTCTGTGGAAGCGGTGGGAAGTCGAACCCAGGCCTTATGGAGTGGTTGATGGGGTTCCCGATAGGGTGGACCGCCTTAGATGCCTTGGAAACGCCGTAATGCCACAGCAGTTCTACTCGATATTCCAGGCAATTGCTGATATAGAGTTACATAGCTAAACGAAGATTTTCAGGAGTAGAAACAATGAAACTATAGGTACAGCTTTTACAAAGGGGGAAAGAAAATGAAAGTGAGGATAATCAATGAAATACTAATGCAGATGGAGCCGCATATCAATACTGAGACATTAAGAATACTGGAAACGGTAATCATAAAGGCTCTGTATTATGTGTAAGTTCAGAAGAAGGAAACGGAGCTGTCAACGGAATTGGACGATAATATCTACTTGCTGCAGCTCTATGAAATGAACGTCAAGAAAGACGGGCTGAGCGATAAGACTGTTAGGGCGTATATGGGAGCCATGAAAAATATGCTCTGCGTCACTGACAAGAACATTCGCCATATCACGGCGGTGGATATCAAGTATTACCTGGACATGTATGCTGGAAAAGGTAATTCGACCAGGACCGTGAACAACGAACGTAGATTCTTGTCAGCCGTATTTACATGGTTCCGTAAGCATGGGATTATCAGCACAAACCCGGTTGAAGCTGTACCAGTTAAGAAAGAACGAAAACCACCTATAGATTATCTCAAGGGTGTGGAGATTGAGCGGCTGAGAGTGGCCTGTACAAATCCAAGAGAGCGGGCCTTGATGGAGTTCTTACTCAGCACAGGTGTGAGAATCGGAGAGGTGCCGCAGATACGCAAGCAGGATATTGACTGGAGTACTGGGGAGATCGTTATATATGCTCATAAGACCTCAGATTACCGGACAGTGTACCTAAACGATGTTGCCAAGGTCCACCTTGATAAGTATCTGACCTCCAGGAGTGACAACAGTGAAGCGTTGTTTGCACGGGTAAGAGCTCCATACAATGCGGTCAATGAGGACGGGTTAAGGTTGGTTATTAAGCAGATAGGAGAAAATGCCGGATTAAATCGCAGGGTATACCCACACCTCTTCCGCAAGACCATGGCAACTACCCTTAGAATCAAAGATTGTGCCATTGAGGATATTCAGCAGATACTTGGACATAAGGACGCATCAACAACACTTGGATTCTATGCAGCCGCCAACGGGGAACACCTGCGGCAGGTACATAACAGATATATGAGCATAGGAGCATAAAAGAAAGGGTAACAACATGAAAAATAAGTTAAAGAAAGCAGCAATCATGCTGATTAAGTTATATGTATTATACGTCTTTACCATATCCGCAATGATAGCAATGGCGATAGGTATAGCAAAGCCGGTTCTTGGAGTTGGAGCCGTGGTTGTAGCAGTGATTGTATTAATAGCACTGAGCAGTGGAGGTGGAGCAGATGACAGCGGTAAAAATGATGCTTGACCACTTAAATCAGATATGCCGATTACAGGCTGATGAGTTAGAAACAAAAGAGAACCAGATCAGCCAGATCCGGACAGTGATAGCAATACATAAACAAAATCACAGTGACACCATGGTAATGACACATGAGCAGAAGAAAAAGGCGGAAGAACAGTGCGCATGGAAGGCATTGGATAATATCGAAAAGGAAATAGAGGCTATTACAGGACGGGAGGAATAATGATGTCAAAAAGAAAGATTTACGTTGTCTACGATGATGGCGAAAAGATAGGGAGTTATACAGCTGCAGAGGCAGAAGAAGAACTTGGGATTCCACAGAAACATATTTCGGCATATGCAAAAAACAATTGGAAGTACAAAGGTAGATATAACTTTTCACCACAAGAAGGATTTCAAGAAGGAATACAGAATAAGGAGCCACGGGAAAAGAGCTATATTGGTAGTGGATTAGCTCTGGACTGGGACTTCACAACGAGAATGTTACTAGCTGTAGGACGGAGGCGGTAATTTGGATATAAAAATGACCAAGAAACTGCTTGATGACTATAAGAAAATCAAGAAGGAGATTCCTATCCTGGAATTCGAACTCAGAGAAATGCAGACTACTGATGCAGGTATCGGGAATGATACTATCTTTGATTACCGGGACGGATACCCGAAACCACAAAGCGTGGTAGGATTTGACTGGCCCTTGTACGAGCACCGGAAGAAAGTCATTGAGCGGAAAAAAGAGAAGTTAAAGGCAGTAGAAGAATGGATCAATTCTATTGAGGACGGGCAGACAAGATGTGTGTTCCGTATGAAGTACATAGAGGGCATGAACTGGGTAAAGATTGCATCTAAGACTGGATACAAGGGAAACCATGATTATCCAAGGATTATGATAAGGGACAAATATTTAAAAGAAGCAAATGTGAAATAGTTCGTTTTATTCGGTAAATTCGTTTTATACTATAATTAGGTCAAAAGGTTAACCGATGACCATAAGAGAAAAATAAAATATCCCTTAAAGGTTTTATACATAAGGGCATGCCGGTCTGATTCCGGCATATCGGTTCATAGCTCAACGGCAGAGCAACAGCAAACCCCCTGGCTGTAGATTTCGGTTCGATTCCGGGGGAACCGATTCAGCTTCATCATAATACACCTCCTAGGGAAACACCTGTCATGGATATGCTGCGATGGGTGTTTTCTTTTGAGTAATTTTGGCATATGATAAAAGAAAAGCAAAGGTAGAAACGTATGTATGTCTTAGGCTTTCTTTGTTACTTTGCACCTGTAGCGGTAATTGTCATAATTTTAGCGTTAATCAATAGCTAAGAGGCGGCCTCTCCGTCTCTTTTTTAATACATAAAACAACACAACAACACAAGTGAGGTGGTGAGGCTTGGCAAGAGCACCAGATGAGATTAAAGAGAAAGCCAGAGAACTCTATGAGAGCGGTATAATGCTAAAAGATATAGCCAGCCGCTTAGATGTACCAGAAGGTACGGTCAGGTCATGGAAGAATAGAGGGAAATGGAGTTGCAACGCAACGCAAGAAAAGGAATGCAACGTTGCAAAGAAAATGAAACGCAACAAAGTAGAAAATAAAGCTGTGCCAGATGAAGTTGAGTCGGTAATGAGTAATGAGGACTTAACCGACAAGCAACGGCTTTTTTGTATTTATTACAGCAGGTCTTTTAATGCAACACAGAGTTATAAAAAAGCCTATGGTTGCAGCTATGAAGTAGCTCTTACAGAAGGCCCGGCATTAAAAAATAATCCTCGTGTATCCTCGGAAATAAAAAGATTGAAACAGATAAAGCTTTCCGAAGCGTTTTTAGAACCGGGAGATATCTTCCAGAAGTACATGGATATAGCATTTTCTGATATCACGGACTATCTATCATTCGGGCAGGAAGAAGTACCTGTTATGGGAGCGTTCGGGCCAGTGGTTGATAAGGAAACAGGTGAAACACTCACCAAGATTGTAAACACCGTGAGATTCCGTGAAAGCTCCGCCGTAGACGGCACGATCATATCTGAGGTGAAGCAGGGGAAGGACGGTGCAAGTATAAAGCTTGGTGACCGCATGAAGGCCCTTGACTGGCTGGCAGGCCATATGGGAATGGCTACGGCGGAGCAACTGGCCAGGATAGCGCTGATGAAGGCACAGACGGATAGGCTAAACAAAGAAGCACCTGGAAAAGAAGACGATGGGGTGGAGATAATTAATGATGCACCAAAAGAAGCAGATTAAAATATCAGATATTGTCATACCCAAGTATATGCCCATATTTAATGACACCAGGCATAAGCACATCATTCTTACCTCTGGTCGTGCCGGTACTAAATCGAGTTATGTAGGAGTAAAGGCGAATTGTCAGATCGTATCTGATCCGGACGGGTCCGTAGTGGTGCTAAGAAAACGTCACAACAAACTGCGAAAGACGGTCTACAAGGAAATGATACGAGGCATTAACCGCCTGCAGATAGATAAGAACTGCTTTGATATTGGAAAATCTCCAATGGAGATACGATATAAAAAGCATGGCACAGTTATTTACTTTTCTGGATCTGATGGAATCGATGATACGAAAGGTATTATAGATGAGGATAAGCCCATTAAGCTTGTTGTCCTAGACGAGCTGACAGAGTTCTTTGACGATGGCGAAGGAGAAGAAGAACTTGCCAATATAGAGGCAACATTCGTAAGGGGAAATAAAGCAGGATTCCAGATGATCTATCTTTATAACCCTCCCAAGAATCCGAATGCACCAATTAACATTTGGTGTAAGAAAATGGAGCAAAGGCCGGATTGCATACACATTCATACTGATTATAGGGACGTGCCTGTGGATTGGCTTGGAGAAGACTTAATAGCCTCTGCTAAGATGATGGAACAGACTGACCCTAAGATGTACCGCTGGACATGGCTAGGAGAGCCTATAGGCGTTGATGAGTTGATTTACTACATGTACAGTGAAAAGAACCGGTATAAGCCAGAGAATGAGCGTTATCGCATCATTGGAATTGGGGTAGATTACGGTCAGCAGAATGCAACTACATACCAGCCATTCGGACTAAACCTTGAAAAAAGAAGGTTGGAAGGTCTTATAGAATACTACCATTCCGGAAGAGAGACTGGAAAGCAAAAGAGCCCTTCTATATACGCAAAGGACTTTATATCATTGACTGATGAGCTGCACGAGAAATATAAGTGCAGTATTTTTTATGTCTATATTGACCCATCAGCCGGAGGGCTTGCGGAAGAAATTCGAAGGCAGGCAATGAATTGTGATTATCAGATCACGATCAAAAAGGCTGAAAATGATGTGAAAGTTGGGATTCAGCGTGTGCAGAAATGTATGTCATATGGAATCCTTACAGTCTCCCCAATGCAGCCAAAGTTAGACTGGGAGCTGGGACTATATGAATATGATAAGAAATCCATTCAAAAGGGCAAGGAAGAGCCTGTTAAGGAAAATGACCATGGCTGCGATGCTATGAGATATTTAGTCATGGGCCTATGGACAAAAATAAAGTATTTTATGCCAAGAGCAGATCAGGGAGAAGGTGAAGAAGATTAACATAATTACGTTTTTACAAAAGAAAGGTTATGACACGGTTCCCGGGGATCAGTACCGGGCTATCGGAGTCTGGAAAAGCTGGTATCAGGGAAACGTCAGAGGGTTCCATAGGTATAAAATTTGCAATGGCGCTAATACCGTAAAATGCGATCGCTTATCAGCAGGGATGGCAAAGATGCTGAGTGAGGATCTGGCAGACGATCTGATGAATGAGAAGGTTGGAATCACGATTGCTGATGAAGCAGAAAAGACGTTCGTTGAAGAGATATTGAATCAAAACAACTGGTCGATTCAGTCTAATAGTTATCAAGAACGAAAGTGTTATACCGGTACCGTGGCATATGTACCATATCTTGATAGAGTGGAGGTCGATGAGGAAGGTAATGTCATTCCCGGATCAGGCACTGTGAATATTAATTACTTTGATGCTGCGGACATTTATCCTCTCTCCTGGGTAAATGGAATCATAACGGAATGTGCTTTTGTTTCGGTCCATGTTATCAAAGGAAAAAGGTATGCTCATATTCAGATGCATGTGACAGAAGGTGAAGAATATGTTATCCAGAATTATGTAGTTGAATGCTCTTCTGGATCAGGTACTGAAATAATGCCGGAACGTTGGAAACAGTTAAGACCTTTTGAGAACATGACAGAGAAGGTGTATACAGGATCTAACAATCGGCAGTTTGTTATAGACCGACTGAACAATACGAATAACGTAGATCCTGATTGTCCTATGGGTGTTTCTTTATTTGCAAATGCAATAGATCAGCTAAAAGGTATTGACACTGTGTATGATTCATATGTGAATGAGTTTGTGCTTGGGAAAAAGCGCATTTTTGTTTCCCCTGAAATGCTGGCAAGGAACGCTGATGGAGATCCAGTATTTGATCCAAACGATGTAACCTTTTATCAGCTTCCGGAAGACTCTCTGAAAGAAAAACCGCTGGTAGAAGTAAACATGGATATCCGTGCAGAGGAACATAGCCGTGCGATTAACGATTTCCTGAATATCCTTTCCGTGAAATGTGGATTCGGAACCCAACATTATCGTTTTGAAAGCGGCAGCATACAGACCGCTACCCAGGTTATTAGTGAAAATTCAGACATGTACAAAACCATAAAAAAGCATGAAATCATATTGGAATCAGCTATAAAGGAACTGGTATTCATCATTCTTCGTCTTGGTAATGTGCTTGGTAATGGGCTTAATGATGAGACTGAGGTACTTGTGGACTTTGATGATTCTATCATTGAGGACAAGGGCACAGAACGTAAGGAAGATAGGCAGGATGTTGCCATGGGGGCTATGAGATTAGAGGAATACCGTGCTAAATGGTACAACGAAACCTTGAAAGAGGCAGCGGAAAATCTACCGGACCCAGTAGAAGTAGAAGAGTAGGTGATGCTATATGACACCGGAAGAGTTAGAGAGGCTTCCAAAGCCTATAGAGCGGATTATGACGGCCATGGAGATGTCTATCATGGCGGAGATTGTAGAGCGTATAGAAAACGCCGGATTAATTACTCCACTCATTGACTGGACTATTGGGCGCATGGCTGCCATAGGTGAAAGCAAGGCCAGGATAAAGAAGATAATCAGCGATACACTGAAAGACAGTGACCTCCAGATTGATAAAATCTACGAACATGCAATAAAGGCGGATTATGTCACGAACAAGGAGCTTTATCAGGCAGCGGGTAAGGGTTATCTCCCATATCATGAAAACAAATGGCTGCAGCAAGTTGTATCAGCAATAAAAGCGCAGACAAAGGACAGCCTGCGTCCCATGGAGAATATTACACAAACCACAGGTTTTAATGTGATGGTTGGTAAGAAAAGAGTATTCACTCCTCTATCAGAATATCTTGAAAGGACTCTGGATAAGTCCATGATGGAGATTACAACGGGGGTTAAGACATACAGCCAGGCCATTAATGGAGTGATTGACGAAATGACATCCAGTGGTTTGCGTACTGTTGATTATGCCTCTGGTAGATCGGACCGTGTGGAGGTAGCCGCCAGACGTGCTGTTATAACCGGTGTAGCCCAGCTGACTGATAAAATCAACGAAAATAATGCCAAGGAGCTGAATACTGACTATTGGGAAGTAGAATGGCACATGGGAGCCAGAAATACAGGTACAGGATTTATGAATCATCAAAGCTGGCAGGGTAAGGTATACAGTTCAGAGGAGATGCGGATTGTCTGCGGCCTGGGTGAAATGTTAGGATTTGCCGGAATCAACTGCTACCATATCCGCTTTGCATTTATCCCTGGTATTTCAAAGCGGAAGTATACAGATGAATGGTTGGCAGAACAAAACCGTAAGGAGAATATGAAGAAAGCCTTTAACGGTAAAGAATATGACACATACGGTGCATTACAATATCAGCGCAAGCTTGAAAGAACCATAAGGAAACAGAAACAGGATATAAGGCTGATGGGGAAGGCAAAATCAGATAAAGATGAGATCACAGCGGCAAAGAGCAGAAGAAGATTAACTGAAAAGACCTATGCGGACTTTTCTAAAGCCATGGGTTTGAGACAGCAAATGGAAAGGCTGAAGGTATGATAACTATAACTTTTACTAATAAAAATGGTGAGTGCAATGGATTTACCGCCTATGGTCACGCAGGCTATGCCGAAATTGGAAAGGACATTGTATGCGCCGCTGTTTCCGCATTAGTTCAAGGTACTATTGCAGCAATCAATAATATGACCATTTGCGAGACGGAAGTGTCAGAAAATATAATAGGAGGAATTCATTTTCAGGTACAGGTTCCAGATATAACGACACAAACGCTACTCGCTGGGTTAGAAATTGCATTAAATGAACTACAAGAAGAATATGGAGCTTATTTAGAAGTGTGTCATGGATAACATGGCACTTTTATTATGTCCAAAACGTGATGACTAAAAAAGCATCGGAAAAGTTAACGCACTTAAAACGGAGGGAAATCATGTATAAAAGAATTAACTTACAGCTTTTCGCAGACGGCAGCGAAGGCGGCTCTGGAGCACAGAGTACAACAGCTGGATCGGGCGCAGGCGCTCAGAATGGAACCTATACTTACCAGCAGGCAGAAGAGATCGCAACAGCAAGAGCAGATCGTGCAGAAAAGGCAGCCTTAAAATCATTCTTTCAGCAGCAAGGAATGAGTGAGGCGGAGGTTCAGCAAGCAATGGTTGATTATAAGGCTAATAAGGATAAGAACAAGCCTGATGTATCAGCCCTTGAAAAAGAGAGAGACGAAGCAAATAAAGAACTGAGTAACCTCAAAAACGAAAAGGTTCTTTCTGGAATGAAGGTTAAGAGTGAGGATCTTGATTATGTCATGTACAAGGTCAATAAGCTGGTTTCCGATAAGAAAGATTTTAAAACGGCTGCCGAAGAGTGGCTGAAAGAGAACCCAAGGTATAAAGAGGGCGGTGGGTATCGGGTTGTAACCAGTACAAACACCGGGAGCTCTGTTGAAACAGGCAATGGTAATGAAGCAATTAACAACATGATCCGAAGTTCATTCGGAAGGAAGTGAGGAATTTATGAGAAAGAAACCAATTAATATTCAGATGTTTGCAGGAGATGTAAATATTATTGACCGATCAGGAGCAGATGCACTAATTCCGGAGCAGGTAAGCAGAGAGATTATCCAGGGAGTAACAGAAGGATCCGCCGTTCTTTCCATGGGACGTAAGCTCCCTAACATGACATCAAATCGTACTGTTATGCCAGTACTTGATATGTTGCCGGTTGCCTACTTTGTAAACGGTGATACCGGTACAAAACAGACTACAAAAATGATGTGGGATAAAAAGCGGATTTATGCCGAAGAGATTGCCGTGATCGTTCCAATTCCTGAGGCAGTCCTCGATGATGCTGACTATGATATTTGGGGTGAAGTAAGGCCACGTCTGGTAGAAGCATTCCATAAAAAGATTGATGGTGCTATTTTATTTGGTGATGAAAAGCCCAGCAACTGGCGTTCTGACATTGTATCCACTGCGATAACAGCAGGGTCGGCGGTTACCGCTACAGCAAACATGTACAAAGATATTATGGGTACAAACGGAGTGATTGCCAAGATCGAAAAGTCAGGGTATTTCCCGACTGGTCATATTGCTGATATCTCCATGCGCTCAGAATTAAGGGAGCTTGTTGACGGGAACGGCCGCCCATTATTCAAGTCCGATATGCAGGGCAGCACCCAATATTCTTTAGATGGAAATGCTATGACATTCCCTAGAAACGGCGCTTTTGATGTTACAAAGGCCAAGATGATTTCAGGAGATTTTTCACAGCTTGTCTATTCTATCCGACAGGATATCACATTCAAGATGTTTGACCAGGGTATCGTCCAGGATCCTGCCACGGGAGAAATCATTTATAACCTGATGCAGAATGACATGGTGGCCTTACGTGCGGTTATGCGTCTTGGCTGGGAGATTCCCAACCCGATCAATAGCCTGGAGCAGGATAAGGCAAAGCGCTGTCCATTCTCTTTATATGTGCCGAAGGCCGGAACTGAAGGTTAAGTAAAGGAGGCCGGAGCTGATGAAAGTCTACGCTGATGATACGTTTTACAAAGATACTTATTTGCTTGGTAAGAAGCCGGTAATCAGCGCCGGCTTTGGTTTCTATGCCAGGGGCGCCAGCCGGATCATGAATAGCCTAGCTTTTGGGAGAATTGATAAGCTGAATGATCTGACCGATGATATCAAGATGTGTTGCTGTGAGATTGCGGAGCGTTGTTATACCAATGAGAAAGCACACAAGGCGGCTGGTGGTAAAACTTCTGAGAAGAATGGTACATATTCTGCTTCATATTCCGACAAGGCTCTTTCCGATTCAGAAATCAGTACCGCAGACGCTTACCGGATCATGAATAAGTGGCTCAGCGAAACTGGGCTGTTATACAGGGGGATTTGATATGTTCACTAATGCAGATGCAACAATGTATTTGTACAGCAAGGAAAACGGTGTAGATAAGTATACAAGGCTCCCGATTGAGGGCGTGTACTGGGAAGAAATATCCCAGTCGACCCTACTACGGACAGGAGAAAGAAACTCTGCTTCTGTTCTCTTGGTAATTCCTCTGGAAAGCCTAGAATCACCTGTTGAATTTACACCGGGTAAGGACATTGCTGTAAAGGGGATCATTGAAGATGAAATCGACAGCAACTCACAGGCAGCCTTGTCAAAATCTTTGACGGCATTTAAAGCAGCTCATAAGTTTATTACGATAACATCGGCAGATGCAAAGCTGTATGGTAGTGAAGCAGTACAACATTATGAGCTTTCCAGCAAATAGGAGGCGGTTAAGTGAATGTTGAACTTGATATGCTCCCTAAAGAAGAATTATTAAAGCGCCGTGGACTGCAAGAAGGCGGAGCGGTGCAGAAGTTCATAGACAGTGAATCTATGCGGTATATGAGCGATTACATGCCTCGTAGACAGGCGGGGGAGCTGGAACACATGATGGTGCTTGGAACGGTCATAGGATCCGGCAGGATTGATATTCCGGGTCCATATGCTCATTACCTTCACGAAGGAATTTTATTTGTATCACCGACAACCGGTAGCCCTTGGGCCAAGAAAGATGAAATCAAGATTCCTACGGATCGTGAACTACAGTATACCGGCGCTCCTATGCGTGGAAAGAAGTTCTTCGACCGCATGAAAGCAGATCATAAAGACGATATCCTGGCCGGGGCCAGGGCGGTTGCAGATAGGGGGATATAACATGACTATCATAGATTTTATGAGGCAGAAACTATCTGAATATCCTAAGATACAGGAGTTTCTTGCTGGAGAAGAATTACATATTGATTTTACGGATCCAGATGCAACCAGTTACGGCCTTTCAAGTTCAGGAGATACCCTTGTAAATGAAGATATAATGGGAAATCAGCAGCGCAGGCACACGTTTATGCTATATGCTGTGTGCCCGTCTTTTACTGATTATTGTCGAGTGGCAAACAGTAACTTCCTCCTGGAGCTGGCTTACTGGCTGGAACGGCTCCCGGAAGAGGACGGGATTCATGTGGATACCGGTGATGAGATATTGACCGGAAGATTCATGAAAGCGACCACAGCGAATGCTATGGCTATGCAGCCTATGGGTTCGACCGTAAATGATGGCGTACTGTACCAGATACAGATATACGCCTATTACAAAATAGAAATGGAGGAATTTTAAACATGTCTGAAGCAGTAGGAAAAATCAAAAGAATGTTTATGGCGCACTATATCAATGCCGCCGAACCTGGAGGCAGCACCGCAGTTTACCAGAGACTGGGAAAGGATCTGGAAGAGTACAACGTAGAAATGAATGCCAATGTGGATACCAAGAACAATATCATTGGGGAAACATCGGTAATTCTTGACAGCTATCAGCCGCAGGTAAGTGTTGCACCGTACTATGCAGAGGTGGGAACTCCATTATTTCCAAGATTGCAGAAGATTATTGATGAGCGCCAGACCCTTGATGAGTTAAAGACTGACGTTTTGGAGGTTCATGCATGGGAAGAACCGACAGCAGGGAAATATGTGGCTTATCGTGAAGATGCTATTATTGAAATCAGCAGCTATGGTGGTGATACCACTGGATATCAGATCCCATTCAATCTCCATCACACAGGAAACAGAACAAAAGGAACCTTTGATCCTAAAACTAAAACATTTACCGCAGATTCTGGAACCGAAGAATAGGAGAGGTATAGATGAAAAGTCTTAAATTTAACGAAGGTCTTGAAAGCTTTATGGTAAATGACGACCCAGGCAGGGTGATCTATTTTAACCCTGCCGATCCGGAAATCATAAATCGTCTGCTGAAAATGCAGAGTGACTTTCAGGACTATAAGCCAGAGGAAGACATAGAACTGAAACCTGATGGAAGTCCGAAAGATGAGATGGAAAAGGAAGCTGCCTATGTGGCTGAATTTACAAAGGCCATGAGAAAAGCCATCAACGATGTGTTCAATGCGGATATGTTTGACACCATCTTTAATGGGCAGTCTCCTCTTTGTATTGTAGGTACCAGAGGGAAGGAAAAGTACCTATTTGAAGAAGTCATAGATGCTCTGATGGGAATTATGGGGCCGGCTATTGAGGCATATAACCGTAAATCAGAAAAGAAGATGAATAAATATCTGGGAGATATTTGAGAATGATCGGCGCATTGCCAACCTACCTAAGTATAAACGGAATTAATTATCCCATTGAAACCGATTATAGAAATGTCCTGATTGCCTTGACTGCCTGTGCAGATCCGGAATATAACGACAAAGAAAGACTGTACATATTGATGAAGCGAATCTTCCGGGATAGTTTAAATGAAATCCCGGAAGATTGTATTACAGAGGCCGCCGAAAAGACTAAATGGTTTATTGACTGTGGGCAGACAGCAGACGATAAAAAGCCTCCTGTAAAAGTTATTGACTGGGAGCAGGACGAACCCATTATCTTTCCAGCAATAAATAAATTAGCCCATAGAGAGGTCCGGTCTGTGGAATATATCCATTGGTGGACATTTATGGGCTATTTTATGGAAATTGAAGAAGGAACATTTTCAATGGTTTTAGGAATCCGGCAGAAGATTGCCAAGGGAAAGAAGCTGGAGAAATGGGAAGAAGAATTTTATCGTAACAACAAAGCTCTTTGCGATATCAAGACCCGGTATACACAGGAAGAGCAGGCAGAAATTGAATATTTAAATAATGTATTTGGATAGGCACCGAAGGGTGTCTAATTTTTTGCCCGGAAATGAGGTGAAAGCATGGCTTTTGATGGGAGTCTAAAGTTTGACACAAAGGTAAATACAGACGGGTTTGAAAAGGGTACAAGTTCCTTAAGCAGAGCAACGGAAAATGTTGCAAAGACTGCGGAGGATGCCGGACGTAGGGTAAACGAGGCATTTAACAAGTCTACGCAAATCTCTTCACTGGAAAATCAGATTGAACAGACAGAACAGAAGATCAGGGATCTATCCACAGCCTTAGGAGAAATGAAAAGCGCTGATATACCCACAGAAGAATATATGGAATTATCCAAACTTGTAGAGAAAACTCAGCTTAAGATGGATGGATTAATTGACCGACAAGCAAAGCTGGAAGAGCAAGGGGTAAGCAAGAAGTCCTCCAGGTGGAAGAGCTTGCAATACGATATCGAAGAGACAACCAGAATGTTAGAAACATATAAGGCCGAACTTCAAGACACCATTGACCGGGACCGGGCATTTACATCTGGTGGAGACAGCGCTTCCTATGCCAAAAAAGCAGAAGCTCTGGAAAATTTGAATAATAAGCTATATGTTCAAAAACAGAGGCTTTCTGATGTGATTTCGAAAGAAGGAACTGCAGCTACAGAGGCGCACAGGCTAAGTAATATAGCCCAAAACGCAGAAGTAAGTAATCAGGAGATCGCTGATCTCAATACAAGATTGCAGGAACTCACTACAAGGCAAAAGGAATTACAGGCGGCTGAAGTTGGGCTTGGTCATACAGAATATGATTCCAATGCTGCGTCAATTAGTGATTTAACCGCAAGAATAAAAGAATACAAGAATTCATTATCTGGTGCTGGTGAGGCCACCAGTAAATTTTCTTTATATATGGGAATGGCAGCAGGTTATGGGAAAAAGCTCCTTGGAGTGGTACTGCAATTAGGCGGCTCAGGTTTTAAAAGGCTTGGAACTTTTGCGAAGAATGCGGCAAGTAACATTATGGATATTGGAAAGTCCTTCTTGTTTGGGAAAAAACAGTCTGGAGGATTTCATCGTAGTCTTGGAGGGATCTTAAAACGTTTGATTTTGTTTTCAATCATTCGAAAGATTATCAGTGGAGTTGCCACAGCCTTCAAGGAAGGGACGCAGAATTATGCCCAGTATTCCAGCAACTTCAATTCGATTATGAGTTCATTTGTTTCCACATTGGATCAGCTTAAAAACAGTGTTGCTGCGGCTTTTTCCCCAATTACATCAATAGTCGTACCTGTCTTAGACGTACTGGCCCAGAAATTGATTTACGTAATAAACCTAATCGGACAATTTTTAGCTGCCATGTCTGGAAAGGGAATGTTTTCAAAGGCAGTAAGAATTAATAAGGATTATGCTGACGGTCTGAAAAAGACAGGAGCGGCAGCAAAAAAGGCCGGAAGTGATGCGAAGAAAGCCTTAGCTCCTTTTGATGAATTGAATATGCTACAACAGCAGACAAATGATTCTAAAAGCAATGGGGCCGGAGGTGTAGATCCATCTCAGATGTTTACCGAGTCCAAGATTGACAGTGAGATCAGTGATTTCGCAGGCCGTATCGTTAAGGCTTTCAGGGCTGGAGACTTTTCATCAATAGGTCAGATCATTGGAGAAAAGATAAACGATGAAGTTCAGAGATTCACCAATTTTATCAGTTGGGATAATGCTGGTGCAAAGATTACGGCTTTTGTAACCGATTTTACAGATTTATTCAATAGCCTTGTTAGAACAATAGACTGGTATTCTATTGGAGTTATGATGGGTACGGGAACTAACACCCTGGTTAATACTCTATACTTGCTTATAACACAGCTCGACTGGGGCCTTATTGGTGAAGCGTTCGCCCTTGGATTAGATGGAACAATCGATACTATTGACTGGGCAAAGATCGGCCTTTTGTTCGCAGTGGGCCTGGGTAGTTTATTTACTATGGCATCGCATTTTGCCGAAACTTTTGACTGGACTGGATTTGGAAGCTCCATTGCGTTAAGTTTGAGTACGCTTTTCCAAAACTTTGACTGGGCAGGAGCCGGAACGGCAGTCAGCGATATCGTAATAGGTTTATTAGATGCATTGATCACTTTTGTTGTAGAAACTGATTGGTGGGCATTCGGAGAAGGTGTTGCAACATCTTTAGAAAATATAGACTGGACCACGGTAGCAAACAGGCTGTTTATGGCAATCGGGGCAGTACTTGGCGGTATTGCTGCCTTTTTAGGTGGCTTGATTTCAGATGGAGTAGAAGCCGCTCAAATATACTTCCAAGGAAAGATTGAAGAGTGTGGCGGTAACGTTGCTAATGGGATTCTGAAAGGTATTGGTGATGCGCTTGTTGGAATTGGAGGCTGGATAAAGAAGAATATGTTTGATCCATTTATCAATGGGTTTAAAGATGCATTTGGCATTCACAGTCCTTCTACCGTAATGGCAGGAATGGGAAAGTATCTCTGGGACGGGTTCTGCAACGGAATAAAAGAATTCTTCTCTAACCCGGTTGGATTTATTAAGGCTACCATTACAGATCCGTTTGTAAACGGGATTAAGGGGCTTCTTGGTATTCACAGTCCGTCAACCATACTGAAAGAAATTGGTGGGTATACGGTTGATGGATTTAATCAGGGGGTAGAGAACGGTCAAAGCAACTCACAGAGTATAGTTCAGAAATGGGCTTCTGGTATATCAAACTGGTTTTCCAGCAAATTAGGCCTTTCAGGAAACAATTCTGATGAATCAAAGAAATGGGCCACAGGTATTATATCTGGTTACAACAGTACTATAAGTCAGGATTATACAAAATCCCAGAGTATAATGGAAGCCTGGGCGGACGGCATACGGAAATGGTTCACCGGAGAGGGAGAAGGGAAAGGCGTAAATGAAGCAGCGTGGAAGAAATTCGCAGATCAGATAATCAATGCCTTTAAGGAGAAAATACAGTCAGGATTTTCAGATTCACGAGCACCTATGGAATCATGGTCAACTAATCTTAAAACATGGTTCTGGGGTGATTCCAATTATACAGGAACCGGCGGACTTTATAATGTGTTTTACATGATGGCTAAGCGTATCAATGAAGGGTTTGCAAACGGTATATCCGACTTTTCAAACCTGACAAAAGCAGCAATGACAAAGTGGGCGCAGGGTGCCATACAGGAAGCAAAAGAAGGACTTGATATCCATTCACCGTCAAGAGAGTCATACTCCATTGCAGAGTATTTTATCCAAGGATTTAACAATGGTATCTCTGACATGGCAAAGTCTTCTGCTGGTGCTGTTAAGAGCTGGCTCGATGGTGTTAAGAATGTACTTGATGGAGCTGATCTGCAGCTGTCTACAGGGATTAATGTTCCCAATGCTGCCGCCTATTTGCCGAAGATGGCGCAGGGTGTTGTTGTACCTCCAAGAGCAGGAGAATACCAGGCACTTAAGAACTCTGCAGAAGGTAACTCGTTTTTAGAGGAACTTGCATCACTCATTCAGCAATTAAAAGCATCTACCGGCCAGGGAAGCGCTTCCAGAGATAGCGATATAAATCTCAATCTGTTCTTAGATGGAGCGCAGATTCATCATGAGGTTGTTAAAATAAATAAGGCTGCTACCGACACTATGGGTATTAATCCATTAATGGGATAAAGGAGGGAGAATATGGCATTTCAAGGCTGGTTAATAAAGTTCGGGAATACAGTTCTCCCGAATAGCTATTTAGAAAAATATGATGAAACTCCGAATCAACGCCTGGAGCTTGATGCTTACAGAGAGACAGCCACGGCAACCCTCAGGAGAACCACATCCCCCTATTTCAAATCAAAAATAGAGATACCGATCAGGAAACTGTATTATGGTGAAAAGATTGTTTTAAAGGCAATTGTAGAGTCTGGTATCATCAATGAAGTGGAACGGAAGGTAAATCTGACTTATTGGAACAGTGAAATCATGGACTATGCAAGCGGGGAATTCTACATGCCGGATATCAAATACACAATCAGTCATATAGACAAGAACCGACTGAACATGGTCTATGATCCGTTTACCATAGTCCTGATTGAGTATTAAGGAGGTACAAGATGTTAAATATTCCAGAAGAAGTAAAAGCCCTGTATCGAAAACCGAATAGCTCACTTGACACATGGCGAAAATTTAAGATGAGCTTCTATGATAAAATGAACTTTAACCCGGAATCAGATATTCCAATCTATACTATAGACGGAACGCAAGTACCAGATGATAACCTTGTATTGACTCAGGTACTATGTTCCACGGAATCCCTGACATTTGGGCAGTGCGGCTCCGCTACGGTTGAAGTAACGGTATCTGATGTGCTGATGGATCTGACCGGGAAATGGTTCACGTTATCAATTGAAGTTGGCGGCTATGAAATGATGTTGGGAATCTATAAGGTTCAAAGCTTTGAGCGTCAGGCAGACAGGAATAAGAAAAAAATTCTAGCCTATGATAGAATGCTTAATTTCGCCGTAGACGTAGCTGGCTGGTATCAGGGACTTACATTCCCTATGACCCTGAAACAATTCCGTACAGTCTTGTGCGAGCACGTGGGAGTGTCGCAAAAAGATGTTGCTCTACCGCTTGATAATATGCAGGTGACAAAGACTATTGATCCGTCCAAGATATCAGGCCGTGACGTAATGAAATCCATTTGTGAGATCAACGGCTGCTTCGGGCAGATTGATAATACAGGAAAGTTTAAATATGTTTTCCTTGGATCGTCAGGTCTGTATCCATCGGAAGAGTTATTTCCGGCAGATGATTTATATCCATCTGAAATGCAGGGTGAGAACCTATCCCACTTAAGAGAAGCCAAGTATGAGGATTTTCTTGTAAAGGGCATTGATAAGGTACAGATCCGGCAGGAAGAGGGGGACGTAGGGGCTGCTTATGGCCTTGGTACCAATACTTATACCATACAGGGTAATTTCCTCGTATACGGCAAAAGTGCGCAGGAATTGCATAATATAGCGGCTACGGTGCATGAGAATATCGGACGGAAGACATACCGGCCTTGCAGGATCGTAACGGCAGCTCTTCCCTGGGTGGAGCCGGGTGACGGAATTATCTGCTATACGTCTGATGATGTGATTGAGACATACTGCCTGAAACGGACCTTAAAGGGCATTCAGGCCATGATGGATACGTTTGAGGCCCAAGGAACCAGGGAGAGAAAAGAAAACTTTGGAGTAGCCACTCAGATTATACAGCTGGAGGGAAAAACTGCGATAATTAAGAAGTCTGTGGAAGAAGTATCTGTAAGAGTCACAGACTTGAAAGCAGAAACCGAAGCAAAGTTCGCTATTACCGCTGAACAGATCCTTGCAGAAGTAACCAGGGCGAAGCAGGCAGAAGCTTCTTTAAGCATAAGGGCAGACCAGATTGCCACATCAGTTACTAACCTCACCAATGATACCAATTCTAGATTTACGCAGACAGCCGAACAGATCGCACTTAAGGTAAGCAAAGGGCAAGTATCTTCACAGCTTTCAGTAGAAACTGATAAGGTAACGATATCCAGTAACCGACTCATTGTAAACAGTACAAATTTTCAACTTGATGGCAATGGAAACGCTACTTTTAGCGGAAAAGTTCAAGGAGCTCAGGTTGTAGGATCTTCGATAAGTGGTGGTTCAATCAATATAGGTAACGGTACTTTCTGGGTGGATTCTGGGGGAAATGCAGCCATTAACGCAGGACAGATAAACCTTGGGGCTGTGAGCATTAATCAGAATTATTCGGACCTTGGAGCGTTTAGGGTATCAAGTTCTACATATGGCGTTCTTTACAGCACAAATGGAGAAATTCAACTTGTGACAAGTGGTTCTATTGAACCCAACCCGATGCTTATGATAAGAAAAAATGGAAAAACGACATATGTTGGGTATGGTGGTATAACTACCGGTGTTATAAATTGTGATGAAATTTACTTATCTGGTAGTTGGTGGGACGGTTGGAGCCTTACACAGGAGATACAATCATTACACAGGGCAGTATTTGGATAAATTTGTAAATGAGGAGGTTGATTTTAAAAGAAATAATGGATATAATATGATAAAGGAGGTATGTATAATGAAAAAATTAAAAACAATACCGATTTTAGTTATGTTATTATCAATATTATTTTCTTTTAATATTTTTGCTATGAAATATAACGATTATGAATATGTGCCACCAATGCCATCTACCGAAAAGAAATATGATGATCGCAATTTGAATTCCAGATGGACATGGCTTAATGATGAGTTGTGTGTTCGTTTTCAAGGTGATGAGAGTATAAGGCTAGAAAAGCTGGAAAGACTTTATGATTCTGGTTTAATGAGTCGTTGGGTTGACAAAATAGATGGAGAATGGCAAGTTGTTAAACGTGGTACTTATTCTGGAAAATGGTTTCAATCAGCGAATGGTATCTGGTCATTCGAGTTTGTTGATAAAACAATCCCGGTAGGCGTGACAAAGATAGATGGTGTTTTATATGCTTTTAATGCTTTCGGTGAGTTGAAAGATGGATATAAGTACTATGATGAATTAAAAACTGGAGCAGACGGCTTGGTGAAAGCGAACAGCGCAGAATTTACCCAATGGCTTACAACTCAGTATCTTCCAGAATGTACAAGCCACGAATAATTTAAAAAACTATTTCAGAGAGCGAGGATTATTTCCCCGCTCTTTTTGTATGCCGAAAGGAGGAAATACCTTGAAAAAAGTTATCACATTCACTGAGGAACAGGTAATGCAGATTCAATACATGCTGAATGCCGTTACCATAACCGGAATCCAGAATGCCACGCAGGTAGTAGCCATTGCACAAGTGTTAGAGCTTGGAACTCCGGGGGAAATTATGGAGCATGAAACAGACAGGAAAGATGGTGAGGTATAATGGCTTACGGACCATATTACTACATAACAGACTGGAAGAATGAACCTTCACAGGAAACACCAATAAACCGTACAAATCTCCTTAAAATCGAGAACGGTATTAAAGAGGCAGATAACCGGATCGTGCAGTTAGATGCTAAAAAGGCAGAGCAGTCCCTTGTTAATTCCATGGTAAAAGACGTTTCTTTGGATACCAAAACCGGAATACTTACGGTTACTCTGCAGAATGGAACCATAAAAACATATGATCTGGATATTGAAAAGGTAGTAACGAACTTTGACATTAACGATCAGAATCAACTTGTCCTCACCTTGGCAGACGGTACACAAAAGGTAATTGACCTTACCCGGTTTGTTTACTCAGTGGACAGTACAGCCACGATTGCAATGAAAATCCTTAACCGGACCATAACAGCTGAAATTGTGGACGGATCTGTAACTATGAAGAAGCTGGATGCTTCCATACAGATGGAGCTACGGCAATATATGCTGGACGCCCAGGCCGCCAGGGAATCAGCCAAGCAGTATCAAAAGTTATCAAAACGCTATGCCGTAGGTGATGAGGAATTCGTTGGCAGTGAAACGGATAATTCCAAGTACTATTATCAGCAAACACGGAATTTAAAAGCCCAGGTGGATGCGGTTGCTAAAATTGTCGTGCCACAGTTTTATATTGATTTTTCTACCGGAAAACTCATGAGTGATACCGAAGCGAAAGGTATGACTTTTTGGATCGAAGATGGAAAGTTATATGGAGAGGAGACAGCATAATGGCTATTGAATATGGAATTGTCGCTATTGTCCCAAAAGGAAAATGGGACAGCGTAACGCAATATGAGGTGGGGAATCTGGTCAGTTATACTGATGGTAGCAGTTACGTGGCACATACACGGCCCCCGCTTGGCACACTACCAACAAAGGAAACATACTGGCAGACATCAGCTCACGGAATAGAACTTGATGGTGTTGTACTTAAAGATTCATATATTACTGATGAGGATATAGATAATCTTGACGAATTAGTATATATACCTAAATTCAAGATATCAGACGTAATCAATGGCGGTAGCGATGCAGTTCACCCTGCCTTCATCGTAAATGGAGTGGAAATCCCAGGTTTCTACTATTCGAAATATCAGAATGTAGTAAAGACCGTAGACGGTGTAAATATGGCGTATAGCTTATATGGCAAAGATCCAGCGGTAAATATTAATTTTGACAATGCACGGGCCAGATGTGAATCCAAGGGAAGCGGGTGTCACCTTAGCACCAACGCTGAATGGGCGGCTATTGCGCTGTGGTGCAAGAAAAATGGTTGTATGCCTTACGGAAATAACAACTATGGCAAAGATATCAATGAAACTGATTATGTAGCAATACCTACATCAAAAGATGATACCGATCCTAATAAAACTGGACGTGTGGCTACTGGTACCGGTCCGCTTACATGGAGCCATGATGAAACCCCAAGTGGAATATGGGATCTTAACGGCAACATATGGGAATGGCAAGGAGGACTTCGCATTGTTTGGGGTGAGGTACAGATTTTAGAGAATAACAACGCCGCTGACCCTAATAATTCGCAGGCAGCAACAAGCACTCAATGGAGGGCAATAAAAGCCTCTGACGGAACACTGGTGGAGCCTGAAAGCAAGACAACGGATACGGCTGCAAAAACGACTGGTAACACTGTGAAACTTGATTATGTATCCAGTGTATGGACGTACTCCACTAACATTACAAGCAGCATTAATCAAAGCCGCAACTGTTCTTTTGCAAAGGTTAATGCTGAGGTTAGTGACGCAGCAAAGATATTGCTTCGTGCTCTGGTGTTGTTACCTGATTCTGGTGCAGCAGAAGCAGAGTATGATGGTGATTATTGCTATATTAACAACGGCGTAGCAGAGCGGTTTACATCTCGCGGGGGCGGCTGGCTCCACGGTACACGCGCGGGCGTTTTCGGCATGGACGGTGACGCTCCCCGCTCTCGCGTCAACACAAACCTTGGTTTTCGTTCCACTTATATTCCAGATTAAGAAAGGATGTATCCATGGATCATAAATATATAAGTTATGCAGGCTTAAAACGCTTCTTTTATACAAAGATATTGAAGCTAATTAATTTGAAGATTGACAAAGTCAATGGAGATATATCAAACACAAAAGTGAGAAGTGTGGATACTATTTCTACTGAGTTCCCCGACCCTGTAGCTGGTGAAAGCACAAAGGCGTTCCTAGGAAAGGTCAAAAAGTGTTTGGCTGACTGGAAAGCTATAAAGTCCACGCTGCTGACGCTAAGTATGTTGACAAACCAGCATGAAAACAGTACAAGCAAGATCCCAACTTCGGCGTTGGTGTATGCCCTTAAGCAGTCGCTTGATACGACAAATAGCAATTTAACTGGTATCCAAAATAGCTTTACAGAAATCAAGACAGTAACTATATATCAAACGAGATGTGATAGCCTTAATGGCGGATATGTTAAATTCGGTAGATTAGTAATTGTATCCCTACAAATTCGTGTGCTGAGTCCCGGAACTAATTTTGCTATGCTGACGGGTTTTCCGGTGCCTCTCTTGGGTAGCGGAAATGTACCGGTAGAGATGAATGGAATAAAAACATTAAGTAATGAAGCAACTGGAGTCTTTATAAATTCAGTCGGGTCGCTATGCGTAAGAGCCGCCGTAGCAAATGACTACATCTCTGTATCGGGCAGCTACTTATCAACTTAATGATCATTTGCTTGAGAAACAAACTTGAAAACTGGTCCCTTATGGGACTTATTTTTATGCCTTAAATGGGCGGAAAGGGATTTTTATGAGTAATATCGAAAAAATTAAATTCGGCGAACAGGTCTTTGACCTGGTCGTTGCAGGTTCAGACATTGGGGATAACGGTGGGAAGATTACTTTCCAGAAAGGAGATACTTCTTTTGAAGAGATCGAAACAATCCTGAAATCCTGTGGCAGCATTACACAAATCGGATTGTCAGGTGATCCGGACTGGAGACGTTATGACCTGTTATATGCCGGCAGATTGACGAAGCAGTCTGATCATGTAATCGGTTTAGAAGATGATGGAATTACAGAGGTTAAGGCCGATGTAATGATCGCATATTTTAGGACACCTGATTTAACCGAAGTAGTAGCGGCACAGGCCGAAAAGTTAGCATCGCAGGATGCGGAAATTGAAACCTTAAAGGCAACCGTTGACACGTTAGTATTATCAAGTCTGGAGGTGTAAGCATGTTTGATACATTACTAAGATTGTTTGATGGCGGAAATGGACCACTGACAGCCGCAATGCTGGCTAATGCAGTTATTAAGAACTGGATTACCGAATCACAGGAACAGGAAATTCTTGCAACGAAATAAATGAAACGGAGGTGCTGCCATGACTGAAACGGAGGTTGCCGTAAAGCTGGAAGCCCATGAACATGAAATTAAATCCCTGAAACACCGTATGGGAGATCAGGAAGAGCAGAGCAAGACTATCCAGGAATTAGTCCTTTCGGTGAAAGAACTTGCTCTTAATATGCAAGCAATGATTAAGGAACAAGGAGTGCAGGGAGAAAAGATCGCTAAATTAGAAGCGGCACCCGGAGAAGCATGGAGCAGTACAAAACGCACAGCGATTAATTCTTTTATAAATATCATGGTCGGTTCATTTGCAACCGGCTTGATTTTTATGTTGGCACAGTATTTTAAATAGGAAAGAGAGGTTAATAACATGGAACAGATTATGAATTATGTGAAACCAGAACTTATTATTGTGGCAGTGGTACTCTACTTTTTGGGGTTAGGTGTTAAGCAGAGCCAGACGATCAAAGATAAGTACATTCCTCTGGTAAATGGAGCCGTAGGAATCGTTCTGTGCGGCGTATATGTCTTAGCTACCAGTGCATGCCAGACAGGCCAGGATATTGCCATGGCGGCATTTACGGCCATTACACAGGGGATTCTTGTTGCAGGTCTAAGTACATACGTAAACCAGATTATAAAGCAGACTGGAAAAACTGAATAATCAGATACGGGAATTCCCGTTTTGGTTGTAACATCACAACTTTTGGGCCTGGGATTTTCCTGGGCCTTTTTCAATTGGAGGTACATATGGGATCATTAAAGGGATTAATCAGCAGAGGGGTAGAAGAAGAAGGGTATATTGAAAAGGAAACCGATGCTCAGCTGGATTCTAAGACAGCTAATAAGGGCAGCAACAACTACACAAAATACTCACGTGATGTTAATAATTGGGGGCTGATGGGCTGCCAGGGACAACCATGGTGCTGCACTATGCAATTTGCATTAGAAGGCTATGAGTACGGAAAAGATGTAGCCTTACAGCACTGGAACATGGCGCCAAACACTTATGTTGGGTATAACTGCTTTGCTACTTATAACGCCTTTAAGGCAGCTGGTAAAGTAGGCATGACTCCCAAACTTGGAGCAGTGGTTATATTTGACTTTTCCCATGCCGGCAGAGTAATCCGGATATACTCTCAAAACGGACAGAAGTGGTGGGATTGTCTTGAGGGTAATACATCATCGAATCTATCTGATCGTAATGGTGGACAGGTTAAGATTAAGACAAGGCCGTGGAATGACGCTACCGTAAAGGGGTTTTGTTATATTGACTATGTTGAAGATGATAAGCCAGGTTGGGTGAAAAATCAGAAAGGCTACTGGTACCGCCGGACAGACGGCAGCTACCCGGCTGATAAATGGTGTATCATAAATCACCATTACTATCTATTCAACCGTGATGGCTATATGGTCACCGGTTGGCACCGCTGGGACGGGAAGGTGTGTGATCCTGATGATGGGTCCGGAGATTGGTACTTCCTTGACAGTACTAAAGATGGGCCTCTGGAAGGGGCTTGCTGGCATACCAGAGTTGACGGTGCTCAAGAGATTTGGCTGATTGATCAAAATGACGATATCTAAGATTACTCTGGATCAGAGTGGGTGCTGCAATATAAATAATTGATAGTTAAGAAATAAATAATGAGGCGTGACAAATTGAGTTGTGGTTACACCACGCTCAAAATATCACGTCTCACCGCTTTCGCTTAAATGCGTAGGTAACCTACACATTTATATAAGTATAATCCTTTTTTCTCTAACATATACCAATATGTTAGAGACAGCCAAATATTATTACCTCCTGCCAAACAGAGGATAGTTACACAATACCCTGTTTGTATGTAATAATTATACACGTATTTAAAAATTTGTCAACCATATAATAGGTGTACATTGCATTATTTTTTAATCAAGTAACTTCTTTAACCCAAATCTACCATTATCACCATTTGTTCCATTGTATATCTTCTGCTGAAAGCAACTATATAAATTATAGTATTCACGTATACCGTTGAACGATCGGACACAAGTCCCAGGAATAAAATCAGCGAACTGTACTCCAATGTTGTTTTCCGTTTTCGGAACAAAATTCATACCCATGATTCTGCTTTGTATGGTTTTGCTATCAATATACAAGGTTCCATTTAAGTATACTTTATAATATTCACATATTAGATTCCTGTCTTCACACGGGGTTCTAGATTCTATATATATAGTTCCGGTAGCATCGTTGTTTTCTAAAAAATGTGTATAATTCTCAAGTAATATCTTGAGCAGTATATAATATTCATTGTTATGAGACTTATATAATCTTTGATATTCTTTAACATCAATTAAAGTACCGAACAAATTTATATCCAGTTTATTAATCAGTTTATTGAATTCTTTATAAAAATGATTTCTTACAGTAACATCGCTGAGAATTTCAAACCCCTTATGAGATTTTCTCATATCAAAAAGATGCAATGGAATATCTGTTTTCAAAATATCTGTTTTTAGCTTTGTTAGTTCCGGGACCAGAATATTGTTATATTCATCGTCAGCTATGGCATATCCTGCAAGACAAAAATAATTATTGCTTGTATTAGGCTTAGTTTCATCTAAATATAGATTAAAATTTCTCACTTTAGTACTCCCCCATCAGATCAGTATTTTTTACATTATACATTATATTCTGACAAAAGGAAATACAATTACCATTAATCATATTAATTCCGTCACTTTTAAAAGCTATATAAAATGGATTCGCTTTTATTCTGATCTCTGCCTAAACAACCATAACCCATTGGCAGCTTACGATGTATAAAATAAGCTTGAAACTATACCTTATCCCTCCAAAAACCGCATCACACACATACTCATTGACCTGCTCACCATCATAGGTTTTATCATCTGTAAAATGGATTTTAATATCGGTAATGGTCTGTAAAACCCCGTCCTCTCCCTCAAATTTAAAAAGCAGCGGCCTGGGAGGGCATCCGGGAGCATACCAAGCCATGCAAGCAATTGGGTAGGTGGTTCCTCTTATAATTCCGCTATTGATTTTTCGTACATTCGTGCCGATCCCAAATACTCCCATGTCTCTTCCTATCTATCGTAGTATTGTTCAAACCACTTTGGCTGTCTTTGATTATTTATTTCTCTTTTTGATTCCGGCTGCCGAAAAAATCCACAGTCCGTATGGTCAGCTCCACAGCCTTCCTTGTCCCTGATGTAATGTGGACACGTATTAATGTCCGGTGCAAGCCCACATATTCCTTTCATAACTTACATCACCTCCAACTCTTAAGAACATTATACGAACGTACGTTCCTGAAGTCAAATGAAATTACATGAAAAAACTGGAAATTAATACCATCTAAGACGCTGTAAAATAGTGGTAATATAATGATATAAAAAGGCGGAGGTACAAAGAATACAAAGGGGAAGGGAATACTTAAATGGAAAAAATCGTAATTAAAGGGACCAAAGGAGAAGTAATCGAGGCAATGAAGGAAAAGGGGTATAAAATGGAGGGGTTTAATGATGTATCAGTAGAAGCGGGATATTTTTTCGCATACAAAGAAGGCTACCAAGGGGCAGATTACTTTACTATCTTTGAAAGTAGGGGAGTATACACGTTAATTCAATATTAAATCATCATACATATATACTTTTAAAATAGTCGTATTATTCTGTGACGTTTATTGTAGATGGGCGGGTTCCGGTTTTCGGGCCTGCCTTTTAAAAACTATTACTTGGAGGGACATAATGATACCGGTATACATTTGTGAAGATGACGAAAGTTTTTTAGGCTTACTAAAAAACATGGCTTTAAAGATAATCGCAGAAGAAATAGATGGTAATGCAGAAATAGTCTGCACTGCGACAAAACCTGATGATATTTTAACATTTACGGGAGAAGATAGACGACCAGCATTATATTTTTTAGATGTTGATCTTGGTATTGATGTTATGAATGGGATAGAACTTGGTAGAAATATTAGACTTTTAAATCCTGGCGCATACATTGTTATGATTACGGCCCACGAAGACAAGGCTTTTTTGACCTATAAATATAAAGTTGGAGCCAAGGGATACATACTAAAGGAACAAATCGAAAAAGTTGAAACGAGTCTAAGAGAACAAATTGTAAATGCCTATGAAGTTCTTTCAAAGAATCAAATTGAGGAACAAAAAATTATTGTATTTCGGAATAATGGTAATGTCTTATCGATGTATGCAAATCAAATCTACTATATTGAGGTTGTTGCAACAACTCAAAGAAGATTAAAGATATATGGAAAGAATGAAGTTTTTGAGGCTAAAGCGATGTTGTATGAAATTAAAGAGCAGTTAGATGAATCATTCTATCAATGCAAAAAATCATACATAGTAAATATGAATCACATAAAAAAAATTTCAAAATCCCGAACTGCTATTTTGACGAATGGAGTCGAGATATCTATTTCAATTCAACGCTATATGGATTTTGTGAAGCACTTTATAAAATTTTCGAATAGAAATAATAAAAGTGATAAAAAATAAATTTACCTCTAACAACATCAGCATACGGGCTAAGTTTATTAGAGGTAAAAATTTATAAAAACACAAGTGTATATTTTCTATTCCTATCAGTACTCTTGCTTATTCTTATTTCCTTCAATATAGATCTCCAAAATAATCTTTTTTGATGATTGTCAAGGGTCAAATATATATCTTCGAAATTCGTTTCCAAGAGTTTTTTAATACCATCTAAATTATCGTTAGGCTGTTCGATATCTGGTAATTCCGCCAACTGAGATTCAAATTTATTTCTATCGATTTTATATTCTTCTATAGTAATGGCTTCCTCAAGATATAAATCTTTTAAACGCGCTATTTTTTTCCTTAGCTGATTTTTTTTAATTCGATTGTCTATTATTGGTTGTATACCGGTTCCATAGCTTGTGACCTTTAAATTTAGAAGATCACGTACATTTTTTAAAAGGTATTCTTCTATACGTGCTTCTCTAATTTCACCGCCATTATCACACTTTTTATATGATCTATATTGCTTACATTCATAGGCAGGATATTTGTATCTGAAAACGAGTCCACTTTTTTTCTTTACAACAACATTTATATGGCAACCTCCCATTTTATATCCACATTCATCACATACCAAAAGACCAGAGAAGATATATGGGTATCTCTGATTTGATCTAATGTTTGTATTGCGATCTAAAATTCCTTGTATTTCTTCAAAAACATCATTAGATATTAAACGAGGGCAATAGTTTTCATTGTCTCTATAATGCCCGATGATTTTTTTGTTCCGTAAAACCGATTGTTTGAAATTTTGAAGCGTCATGGTGATTCCATGAGTTTCTTTCATATATCTTATAGTTTTATGCAAAGATTGGTTTTTTACAAAATACATAATACTATCATACATAGCTGGAGCTTCATCGGATAATACCATATGCTTATCTACAATTTTATATCCACGCGGGACTTTTCCTGTAATTACCTCTCCATGTTTTACTTTTGAACGGAATACATCCGCAACCCTTAAGCCTCCGTTCTGGGCCTCCAGTTCAGCCCAAGTCATAGACTGGGCAACAAATGCACGACCGTAAGGTGTAGATGTATCAAAATATGGTTGATCAATAGCTGTCCACGCAGCATTATATTTTTCAAGTACTGCCTGGGTATTTAAATAATGGCGTAAGCTACGGAACCACCGATCAAGTTTTGTAAATATGATTAAATCTATTTTGCCATCTTTTACGTTGCTAATGAGGCGTGTAAAATCGTCTCTTTCAATTTTTTGACCAGATACACCATCATCCAAATAAATATCTTGCAGAACCATATTTTTATGATCATCTATATACTTAACGGCACGTTCCTTTTGATCTCGAATAGAGTCTCCACGTTCTGCCTGTTCATCGGAAGACACTCGAACATATACCGCAACATGTAATAACTTTTGCGGTTCTTGGTCTTTTATCATTTCATCATCTCCTCATGTGGTTAAAATATTAAAATTCCTTGTTGCATTTTACTGTTAATTGTCTTATAATCAAGTAGAACGCACGTTCGAATTAGAGACTGTTTTTGGATTACGTATAAAAACTTTTTCGTTAATACTCCGAAAATTTTCAATTAATATTCAGCGAACATATTAAAACAATCAGTATATGTAATGTTTTGTTGTTAAAATCAACAAAAAGATAATCTTTCGCAGTATTTACTGGAAATTTATTCCATGGAATTTTTTTGTATTACATTATATAATCTGACTATAAAAAGTTAATACATAAATAATTACAAAAATAAAAACTAAAAAGGAGTATTTGACATGCAAAATGTAAACACAGATGTAAAAACTACAATTGTACGGCCTCGAGGATTTACCAAAATTGTAAAAATGGATATTTATCATTTTCTACATTATTAGTAATAATCCGAAGGGAAGGGTGGCACATATGAGCAACGAGGATTATAAAGAAATTATTATTGAATTAGTAAAAAACATGACTGATACTGAAACATTAAAGTCATTATTCTACATAATCCAAAAGATTGTAGGCCGGGGGTATTAATCCCTCGGCTGCGGATCACTTATTTAATAAACGCTCATAATCTAATATCTTTTCAAAATTCTCTTTTGAAGAATCAAAAAGTATCATAACTGATTCTTTAAAATCCGCATCATCTTTTAATCTAAATAAAATATCACTTAACTTATCGTCCGACGGTTCTTTATCTTCTAATAAATCTGATAGTTCAATCATTAACCATTTTGATATAAGTACAAGTTTATCTGCCTTAGGCATTTTTTTATTATTGCACCAATCTGAAACAGTAGCAGATGAAACACCTAGTTTCTTATAGAGATCAGCTTGAGTTTTTCCACGTCTTTCCAACCAGTAGTTTAGCTTTTTTGAAAAAATTACATTAATATCATTAATATACATGGTAATCTCCTTTGATTTGCTAGTTTAAACTATCTTTTGCTAGTATAAACTAAAAGCTAGCGCAGGTCAATATAAAAGTTAAAAATAGTTTGCAAAATGTATTGACATGCTAGCTAGTGGCTAGTATAATGTGACATGTAAGGATATTAAAAATTAAGGAGGTGCAATATTGAGTGATATCAGCAAATTGCCATTAAAGGCATTAAGAGCAAGAGCAAATCTAACACAGCAGCAAGTTGCGGAAAAGATAGGAATTAATCGCATGACGTATAGTCAATGGGAAAATTACCAAACATTTCCGGATGCGTTGCAATTGATAAAACTCTCGCAAATCTTTGCGTGTTCGATGGACACTTTTTATTTTCCACTGGCTGCTAGCTAAAGGCTAGCAAATCAAATAGTATAGGTAACATATTATAAGAGAAGGAGGATAGATGAAACAAGTACAAACCGTAATACATACACTTAAGCAGAAAGGAAGGTGCCAATATGAAAGATACAATAACCACTGTTGGTACACTCGATCCCTGGAAAGCTTTTGAAGCCCTTGGAAGGATCATCGGTGATAAGTATGGGGTGGAAGTTAAATTATTGAGCCTCAGAGATAAGGAAGAAGTTGTTAAAGATGAATCTGGAAAAGTTAAGTCCGGCTGATGCCGGATCCGGTGGACAAGTTTATCAAATGTAAAGGAGGACAAGCCATGCGAAACCCCAACCCCCTAGACAATTACACCGACCACAGCTCGTCACTGGCTCTAACAGAATACATAATGTGTCCCATAATTGCAGTTGTGGTCATCGGATTGATAGTGGCGGCGTGTACATACTTTAAACTGCTTTGAAAGGAGGACAAGCCATGGAATGGATATACTACCGCAGGCTATTCCGTGCATCATACAGTGAGTACAAGCGTTACCGTTTAATTGCGGAGGTTGAATCAATAATCATAGCCGCATTGGTGGCAGCATTGCTTTGCAAGATGAGATAAGGTGGTGAGAGTAAATGGGCAAAGAAACAAAAAGAAGCATCATTGCAATATGGATAGCAATAACGCTTCTCACGATTAATCAGCTTTATGGAGCGTATCAGAATCGTCAGGCCCATCATCTTTTATGGGACGACTTGATTCAACACATGAGGCAGGATAATCAGCGGATGGAGCAAGAGAATCGGTATCTAGAAAAACTGAATCAAGTTCTAGAGAAACAGAACCAGTTATGTGGACAGGCTTCAAAAACAGCACATTGAAAAGGAGGAGAGAGAGGATGTGGATTTCTAAAAAGAAATGGGAAGCGATGGAGAAAAGAGTTGCTGACCTTGAAGGACAAGCCCAAAGTCAGCATGGCATTAATATTGATGTTGCGGCTCCATTAATCAGTCATCAAATTGAAGAACTTCTAAAAGAGTCGAATAAACAAGATCTTTACAAAAATTGATTGATTCACCTAAAGCAAAAGCGACCATTTCATCATTTGATATTGTATCACTTCCACCTGAATATTCACGCATTTTTCTTTTGAATGTTTCTGGTTCCAATAATATAGATACTTTTTCTTCGATTTTATCATTGAAGAAGCTAGTGAATTCATTTTTAGTCATGCTACGGATTCTCCTTTCTTTTGTACTCGGCCCTGCACGGCCTGTAAGTACATTATAAGACTGGAAGAATATGGAAGCAACCAAAAGGAGGTATTTTATTGAACGAAATAATTCAGATCAACTATGAATCTGAAAACCCTACAGTATCAGCTAGGGATTTACACGAAGGATTGGAAATCAAAACAGCTTTTAAAGATTGGTTCCCAAGAATGGCAGAGTATGGATTTGAGGAAGGTAAAGACTTTTGCTCAAAAAAGAGCGAAAGTACAGGAGGCCGCCCATCGGTTGATTATGAAGTATCAGTGGACATGGCGAAACAGATTTGCATGATCCAGCGGACCGAGAAAGGCAGGATATACCGCCAGTACTTCCTTGATCTTGAAAAAGCCTGGAACACCCCGGAGCAGGTGTTTGCAAGAGCCTTGAAGCTGGCTAATATGACAATCGAAAAATTAAAGGGAGATAAAACTCTGCTGATTGAGGAAGTCAATGTTAAAAATCAGATAATCGGAGAATTGAAACCAAAGGCTGACTATATGGATAAAATCCTAAAGAATACGGGCCTTGTAACCATTACTCAGATAGCAAAGGATTACGGCATGAGCGGGCAGGCAATGAATGATCTTCTTCATGCTCTTAAAGTCCAGTATAAGCAAAGCGGTCAATGGCTCTTGTATAAGGAGTATCAGAATTGCGGATATACCCACTCTAACACTGTAGATATAACGCATTCTGATGGTAGACCAGATGTTAAAATGAACACCAAATGGACGCAAAAAGGAAGACTATTTCTTTATCAGTTACTTAAAGACAACGGGATTCTTCCAACGATTGAGAAAAACGTAGCATAAAAAAGGAGGATAACAAAGATGTGCCGTTTTAAGAGTGGAATTATTTTAAAAAGTAAAGTAGTAGTAGCACCAGGAGCCAATGACAGCCATTCTGACTTGCTGGAAAGCTTAAAGATCGAAGATACCCGGTGGAATGCGGAAAGGGTGTTTGTCCGCGCCGAGCTGGTACCAGAAAATGATGAGTGGTGGGTGAGCCCCAAGGATCAGCCTGAAAAATGGGAATTCATCGTAGACCAGGATATTGTCCCGGATTGGTTCGACAAAGCAGAGCATGAAAAGGTATTTCGTGAGTATGTGTGTGACTGGTGGGACAAGCATGTGCTGGTGGACCAGAAGCTTGAGGAATTATCATCTGGATTCTACAGGCTGAAACGCTGCGAGGTAAAAAAGCTTTGCAATGATGTACTGGTTTTGTTGGACAACTCCCAGGTAGGCAAGATGTTGGGCAACTCCCAGGTAGGCAAGATGTGGGGCAACTCCCAGGTAGGCAAGATGTTGGACAACTCCCAGGTAGGCAAGATGTTGGACAACTCCCAGGTAGGCGAGATGTGGGGCAGCTCCCAGGTAGGCGAGATGTTGGGCAACTCCCAGGTAGGCAAGATG